GTCAGACCAAATGCAGTCAGTGCATCGGTTACGATATCCGATGTAGTGGCAAGGTCCTCACCAGATGCCGCAGCAAGGTTCATGATGCCTTCGATACCATCCAGCATGTCGGAGGTTTTCCATCCGGCCATCGCCATGTAGTTCATGGCATCCGCAGCTTCAGATGCTGAGAACTTGGTTTTCGCACCCATCTCACGAGCCTTTGCACGGAGCTTATCGAAGTCCTCTCCGGTTGCACCAGATACGGCGGCTACCTGGCTCATAGAAGAATCGAAATCGGATGCTGTTTTTACAGCAGCAACGCCAAGAGCTGTAACTGCAGCAGAGGCAGGAAGGAGCTTTTCACCGGCGGAGGAAACCTTATCACCTGCGGATTTCAGGCTTTCACCAGCAGTAGCAATCTTCTGCACAGCAGTGGCAGACTGATTTGCCTGTGTCTCCAGCTTTTTGAGATCTTCTTCTGTTTCGATGACCTCACGCTGAAGGGCATCATACTGCTCTTTGGAAATATCCCCATTTGCAAGCGCCTGATTTGCTTGCTCTGCAGCAGTCTTAAGAGTAGCGAGCTTTTCCTTCGTCTCACTGACCGCACTAGAAAGGAGCTTCTGCTTCTGGGCAAGTAGCTCGGTATTGCCTGGATCCAGTTTCAGGAGCTTCTCGACATCCTTGAGCTGACTCTGCGTATTTTTGATTTCTGAATTGACACCTTTTAAGGCTGTCTGTAGTTTGGTGGTATCGCCGCCGATCTCGACAGTGATACCCTTGATTCTACTTGCCGCCATCGGCTGTACCTCCTTTTTCAAAAGTTGTGGTTAAAATAAATCGAAATCCCTCTGCGTAGCGATCTGCGCATAGCCTTTGTACTCATCATTGCTACTCTCTGCGTACATATCGTTCACCATTCCGATTGTGAGTAAATCCAGGTCTCGGATGGAGATGCCGAGCTGTACGCAGCGAAGCAGAAACAATGGTGTGGTCATCGGACGGTCAGTTGCGTGAAGTTTTTTTTAGACTCCACATCCGTCTGGACATTTAAGCCCCACAGCTCGATAATTTTCGGAAGCACCTGGTAGATGGAGAAGGTGCCGAATTCATCAAGCCACTCCTCCGGGCTGTCCGGGATGGTGGGATCTGCGTGCTTTGCCATGATGTAGGCGATGTTCTCAAACATCTCAAGAGAGAACATATCGAGGTGAGAGGAACCTTCATCACCGTTTCCGACTGCCTTTCCGAGCGCATCGAGATCCTTATAGATATCTCGGTGGAACTTGATACGGTAAATACGCGGAATGGCGGCAGATGCCTTAAAGGGCACCTGCTTTCCGTCAATCTCAATCATCTTTGTCATGCCCATAGAATCACTCCTTTACTGACTTTGCAGGCTTTGCTGCAGACTGCGTTGCTGCATCGTTCTCTGCCGCAGGCACATATACCGCCTTGTACCAATCAGCATAGGTGGTAGCATCCGTGGTATTTCCGGTCTTTGCTTTCACCATACCATTAGCAAGTGGCACCGCCTTCAGAGACAGCTTCTCCGTCTGTACTTCCTTGGAATCCTCATTCGTCTTTCCTTCGATGCCGGGACGAGAAGCGGAGCAGTTATATAGCACATGACGGATGTGCTTCTGATCACCATCAAACTCGAACAGGAGCGCAAATGCTGCAAGCTCCACCTCGGAGTTTTCAATCAGCACTCCCTTGGAATCTAATGTTTCCTTCAGTACGTCCGTGCGGAAGGACTCTGGGATCAATGCAAGCTCCAAATCTCCGTCATAGCCACAGTTATTATTGATCACGTAATACACGCCACCATCCGCGTAAAAGTTTTCCGGCTCACCATTTGCATCTAGTGAGATTGATACGGAGCCCGGCATCGGAACCGGCGTTCCGAAGGTGGGTGTGCCGTTCTCACTAATGGTAAGGAGAGAATAGTGTGTATTCTTCAGGTTGAATTTCACCTTATTTGCTTTTTCAGCCATCGTTAATTTACCTCCATTTCAAATGAATACAGGACTTCGTAAAGCTTCTCCGATTCGATCCAAGTCTCGGATTTTTCATAAAAAATGCCATGCTGATCGAGCACGGCTTCTATACGCTGTTCTGCCGACAAGTCCTTGTAGTCGGTATACAGTTCGATATGAATTTCATTGATCTTATAGTAGACCTGTCCGTCTGCCGCGAAGTTGTCACTGTTCGGTGTAAGATAACAAATAAACGGTGGATCCGGGCTTTCTCCCTCTGTAAAGTGGTCGTAGGCAAAGGGAAGTCCTACTTTATTCATGAGTTCGATTAACTTCTCCATGCGTTATCCTTTCAGGGCCTTTTCAATTTCACGCTCCAGTGTATCAATCGCCTTTTCTTCCGCTGGTGCGATATGGGGCCTTGCGGCGACACGGCCACCACCTCGCTTCGCATGACCAAATTCCAGAAGGTGGGCCAGTTGATAGCGGTTTTTAGAATGAACCACAAGCTCCAGAGAATTGGAGGTTTCCTTTTGCGTTTTCACAGCCCAGCTCTTTGCGTATTTCCCGGTGTCCTTGGGAGCAGTTGCAGCAATCTCATCCTTGACGGTTTTACCAGCCTTGCGGACCGATGCTTTTAGATCATTCGTTGCAAGGTTGGCATATTCCTCAAGCCCATCCATAATCACATCTGCCATCTGGCCAATGCTTACCCGATTGGTTGCCATCGTTAGTGCCTCACTTTCTGACAGGATAGTTTGATGCATTTTTTCTTGTAATTCATGTGGTCGATGGCTGTGATGTCATAAAGCGTATCGTTAAACTCCACACGATAATGCGTGGAATCTAAGGCGGCAGCCTTCTTGCACCACCGGATAGTAAAATCGACCTTCGTATTGTCTACAATCATTCCAGCATCCGTATCTTCCTTGCCTGCCTCAGCACTTACCGTTGCATAGCAGCTGTAGTAGGGTGCCCAGCTTGCTTTATGGTTTCCGATGGCATCCACAGTTACTTCATTCTTGGTAATGAATATGCGGACATTTAAAAGTTCAATGTTCATCAGAAGACCTCCTTTCTGGCACCGAATAGCAGAGAACGCAGTGTAAGCGTCAGTGCGTGATGGTCTGCTTCCTCTCGGTGCTCGTACAGGTATGCAGCGGTATAAAAAATGGCAGCCCTGGCATTTTCACAAGCAGACAGCTCGTCAAGGTTCTCTGTGCGAAGGATGTCCATGCAGATCCTTGTTGCAGCAGTGATCAGAGTTTCGATGAGAGCGTCGTCATCATCGAAATCCACTCGCAGATAGTTCTTCATTTCTTCCAGTGTAATGAGCATTTCTCATCGCCTCCATTCTTAAGGATATAGTAAAGGCAGCGCCATTCTTCGCAAATGGCGCCACCGTTCATTCAGACTACCTTAGGCCTTGGCTGCTTTTGCACTACCGGTGATGGTAAGAATCTGTACCGCCTCCGGAAGGATGAGCTTACCATCTACACGTTCCTTGGCAACGTAGCCGATCATGCCATTTCCAGCAAAGAGCTCTGTGAGCTGCTTGAAAGAACGAGTACCGCGATCTCCGATGTTGTAGTAGCTGTAATCACCAAAGGCAATCTTTCCAGCAGGGCAGAACGGAGAAGTGTAGACATCATAGCCCAGGAGCTTATCCGGCTCACCTGCCACAAGAGAAGGCTGCCACATATAGGCGCCATTGTTGTCCTTGAGCTGGCGGATGGAAGCGATGGTCTGATCGTTCATGATAAACTTTGCGTTCTTACGGTAAGGACGCTTCAGTGCATACACAAGCTTAATTACGTCATCAGCAGTAAGAGAAGCAGTGGAAATGGCTGCAGTGCCACCACCGGTTGCGGCAAAAAGGCCCAGAGGCTGTCCCGCACCGGAACCGTTCAAGAAGGCATCCTCCTCGGCATTAGCAAGGGCCTTGCCGAACATGTCGATGATATAGCTCTCCAGGTTGAAGGCATTATCATAAAGAAGCTCCTCGGTTACCTTGATGGCAACATGCAGCTTATGGGCATCCAGCAAAATCTGGTCGAAGGTTGCATCACCGAAGCTAAGTGCGCCACCCTCCTCGATCCAAGCGGCAGCAGGCTTTGTTGCAGCAATGTTGATCTTGTGCTCACCGGATGTAGTAATCTTGTGACCAAGCTTACGCATGATGTTCTCCTCAGTAAGGACATCAACCAGGCGATGGTCGTACTCATCCGGTACCAGATAACCACCATCTGCGTCCACACCTTCCTGCAGTACGTTCGAGATCTGCTTGAAGTTAGAACGAAGGGCAGTGAGCATTCCAGCCTTATAGGCATCGGATGCACGTCCAGTCTTTGTGTCAGAAGAAGCGGTAGAGGAAGGCTTAGAAGTAAGTGGAGTATTTACCGGCTTAGAAAGCTCGGCATCCAGTGCCTCCTGGCGCTCCAGACGAGCGATTTCCTTGCCAAGGTCTGCGATATCCTGTTCCATCCTGGTATAGGTTGCATCGTCCTCAGCAGTGAGGGTACCCTTCTCGGTACGATGAGAATCCAGAAATGCCTTAGCAGCATTCCATGCGTTGTTACGCTTTTCGCGAAGTTCATTAATCGTCATAGTAGTATTACCTCCATTAAATGTGTTGTTTGATAAGATTTAAGCGCTCCATAAGGCTGTCAACAGAGCGCTCCGAAATAGCAGGTTCAGCAGGCTTAGCCGGGATATGACATTTGGCTGCCAGCTTCTCGATGAGCGAATTGGTGACAGCTGCGCGAGAGAAGGAAGCAGAAGCAGCGGGCTGTGCAATGTCAGCTTCATCCTGTGTATCGCGCTTTATAATTTCATCTGCAAAGCCAAGCTCAATGGCCATATTGGCATTCATCCAGGTTTCGGCATCCATCAGATGAGAGATCTTTGCTCGACTCAGACCGGTCTTAATCTCATAGGCATTGATGATGGATTCCTTGACTTCCTCCAGCATGGCGATGGCCTTTTGCATCTCTGCTGAATCACCGAAGGCCATCGTGGCCGGGTTATGGATCATTAGCATAGATACCGGAGACACCATTACCTTGGTACCGGCCATCGCAATGACCGATGCAGCAGAAGCGGCAATACCATCAATCTTGACGGTAACGTTGCCCTTATAATCCATCAGCATGTTGTAGATCTGGGCAGCAGCCACACAGTCACCACCGGGTGAATTGATCCAGACAGTAATATCGCCAGAGCCACTTAAGAGCTCCTCCTTAAAAAGGGCCGGTGTGATATCGTCATCAAACCAACTTTCCTCGGCGATGGTTCCGTTCAGGAACAGGGTCCTTGTTGTTACTGCTTCCTGTGTCTCCTGATTCATCTGTGTTTGATTTTTCCAGTTCCAGAATTTCTTCATTGGAATCGTCCTCCTTTCCAGCAGCAGAAGAGGCTGCAAATATTCCTGCATCTTCGAGCTTGGTCATGTTGCCGTTGATGAGATATAAGTCACCACCAAGCTCCGCTGGGATGCGATCCAGGTTTTCAAGCTCACGGATATCATTTGCAGACATCCAGCCATTTTGACGGGCTGTAGCGTAGCCGTTCATGCGACTTTGATAATCGCCACGAAGCAGGCCATCTACATTGAACTTGACAAAATAAGCAGTCTTCTCGGAATCTGATAGAAGGGCACGGTTTAGCGCCTGTTCCCATCGCACAATCCAGGGCTCCAGGGTATACTTCACATATTCCAGCGATTGCTGCTCAATATTAGAAAAGCTCG